ATTGCAGGTTTAAATGTATACACCAGCCAAATAAAGATGGTACTGGTACTGTTACATTAAATTTTACAAATAATGGTGTAACAAATAATGATTGTGATATAACAATAAACTTTGGTGGAGCAGGACCGCCTTTACCATAATGAAAAAAGACTTACAAGAAAGATTAGCTAACACAGAAACACATGTAATAAATATTTATCATCATGTGAAAAGAATTGAAAAGCTCTTAGAAGCTCAAAATGGAAGAGTGCGAAAAAATGAACAAGAGATAGCTTTATGGAGAGGAGTGTCTTTGGCAGCTTTAGGGATGGCAAGTATATTGTCAGTTATAGCGGCATTTATAATTTAGGAGACATTATGGAAATAAATAAAGAGAGTAAGTTTACTATAAGCATTGAAACATTTATAAGTATATCAGTAACCATAGCTATGGTTGTTGGTATGTGGTTTACCTTGCAAGCGGATATTGAAGAAGCTAAAGAGCTTCCTGAACCGCCCGTAAGTAGAACAGAGTACGATTTAAAAGACCAAATGATACGTAACAGTATTATGAATACTGAAGAAAAAGTAGAAAAGTTGGAAGATAAAGTAGATGATATTAAAGAAGATACCAGAAGCATTAATGAAACTTTGTTAAATATGAATAATAATGGGTAGAGGAGGAGACATAGATGAAAAAATTCTTAAAACTATGTTTTTTGTTATTTGGGTTTGTATTATTGCAATCTTCATTGCACTCACAATCAGTTAACCTAAAAAGCTTACAAGATGTGCAGTTGCTTAATGTACAGAATTGTGCAGTAGTGCAAGTAAATGCATCTTGGAATTATCAGAATAGAGTACGCATAGAACAATTAGACAAGTTGTGCTATATTGCGCAAGTAGATATTGAAAATAAAGATATTGGTGCTATAATAGTAAAAGAATGGGATATAGATATAGTTCCAACTATTATTGTCTTAAAAAATGGTGTTGAGATAAAAAGATTTGAACCTGGTATTAGTATGAGCTTTGATGAAAGAACTATTATTGAAGACATAAGACAAGAGGTTAGATAGTGGCTGTAAAAAAAAGAAAATCAACAGTAAATTCAGCTGGTAATTATACTAAACCAACTATGAGAAAACGTTTGTTTCAAAAGATAAAAGCTAGTAGCAAGGGAGGAAGACCTGGACAATGGTCAGCCCGCAAAGCTCAAATGTTAGCCAAACAGTATAAAGCAAAAGGCGGAGGTTATAGATAATGGCTTTAAAAAAATCTCAAAAAAGTTTAAAAAGATGGACCAAACAAAAATGGCGCACAAAGTCTGGTAAGCCTTCTGCTAAAACCGGAGAACGTTATTTGCCTTCAAGATTAATTAAATCTATGAGTTCATCTGAATATGCTTATGAAACAAGAAAGAAGAGAGCAGCGTCGAAGAAGGGCAAGCAAGTGGCTAAATACTCTAAGTCCACTAAGAATAGAATGAGAAAATACTATTAGGAGAAGATTATGTGTGGAACATGTACTGGAAATTGTATAATTTGTAATTAATTTTAAAAAAAGGAGAAATAATGTTAGAAGAAGCAAAAAACAAATTAACTGAACTTGTTGAAGACTATAATAAAACCAATCAAATGATTGTAGATGCACAGAGTAGACAATCAGATTTAAGGTTAGCTATTGCCGAACAACAAGGATTTATCAAAGGCTTAGAAGCTGAAGATAAAAAACCTAAAAAGGAAAAATAATGCCTTACCTTAAAGGGAAAAAGAAAAAGAAAAAAACCACTAAGAGAAAAAGCAAGAGATATTAATGGCTAAAAACCTTACTGGTATAAATCTCAAAGGGCTTTCGTCTGCTCAAAAAAAGCAGATGAATGCCCACAAAATTCATCACACTAAAAAACATTTATCAAAAATGGCTGCTGAAATGAGAAAAGGAAAAACCTTTAAACAATCTCACGGCATAGCTATGAAAAAGGTCGGAAAATAAAAAAACAATTTAATGCGCTCTGCATTTCTATTATTTTTATTTTTTATTTGTATTAAATTACCATCATACATTATGGATAAAAAAACAGAAAAGATAATCGATAAAGTTATTACCAATGAAGGTGGTTATAACAATGACCATGAAGACTTGGGGGGAGAAACTAAATATGGAATCTCTAAGCGATGGTATCCTCATTTAAATATTCCTTTTTTAACTTTAGAGGATGCTAAGCAAATATACTATGACGATTATTATAAGCCGGCAAAAGTGCATAAATTGCCCTATGAATTACAATATCCTTTTTTTGATTGTGTGATTAATACTGGACAAAAAAGAGCAACTAAGATTTTGCAAGAAGCAATTAATATGCAATCGGTTATTCCTATAGATGTAGATGGAATGATTGGTCCAAAAACATTAAAAGCTGCTCAGGGCTTAACTGCTAAAAGATTTGTAGCGTATAGAGTTAAATTTTATGGTAAATTAATAGAAGCTAAACCAGAACAAGAAAAGTTCTATTACGGTTGGTTTAAAAGAAGTTTAGAGACATTAGATGGCTAATTATATTACACAAAGAGACTTATATGATGTTTACCCAAACATTGCAGAATACGACTCGAAAGCGGTTGTATATGGTTGGGTTACAGATTCAGGTAGCAGATACAAAGCAGAGAACTCTGGATTAGTTACTGTTTTGTTTGCGGATGGCCAAAACCTAGGTGCTGCTCAGGCTAGTTTAAATGACGTTGATTCAGACGGAGAATGGTATTACGATTCTACAAACGATGTTGTTTATTACTATAACAGTAGTAAAAACCCGCAAAACATTCTTATGGAAGCCGGAGAAGACAATAATACGTTTAAGGCTAGAATGATTTCTAATGCTACCTCCTATTTCAATTCAAAGGTAGATAGAACTCTACCTAGAGAAATGTTTGTTAATGAAGACGGTTCTTATGATTACTTTATAAAAAGAACAGTGGCTTTATTAGCAGCATCGTTTATGATAAAAGCCTATGAACCTGATAGCGATGTAGCAGAAGCGTTAAGCGAAGAAGCTGAAAACAATATTGACGATTTAAACGAAGGTGTAGTAAAGTTAGGATTTCAAACTTCCGGTGATATGTCTCAAGGAGTTGTCAATAAAATATCTGTAAGCGGAGACTTAAATATTGTTGACACTAGAGGAGATTATACTGGAACTTATGATAAGATAAAAGTTATTGTTTCCACAGCGGGAGCAATTGGAACTGGAAAATATTCAGTATACACTAAAAGTGAAAATGGATTAAAAGACAAGTTGGTTGTAAGTGGCAAAATTATAAATGGAGATTATCAGCAATTATCTAGTGGCTTGCAAATTAGGTTTTCAGGAGCAGCAGATAATTCAGCAGCAACGTTAAACGATGAGTGGGAAATAGAAGTAGCTGGAAGAGACGAACATACCGATAGCGCTTCTATTAGAACAGTACAACTTACTAGAAACGCTCGCAAAAGAAGAAATTATAGCCTATTTAAAGACTAATGGCTACCACGCATAACAAGATTTATTCAGAAAATATCATAGATGAATTTTTATCTAATCTTAGAAGTGAATTTGGTCCAAGTATAAAAGTTTATTTATCTGATACTTATAAAAGAAATGCTAATAAAAACTTAAGGATTTCTATTGTAAGTCAGACAAACGAAGAAAGAAATGCTGATAAGTTTTTAAACACATATACAATACAATTAAAATATGCTGGTATTTTTAACAATATAACCAAACTTGGATATAAAACATTTTTTTACGATGTACACAGGATTGAACAATTAATGCTTGCTTTGCAAGGCACTGGAGAATATTTAGATTTTTCAATTGATAGTATTGCATTAAATGATTATGATTTAGAAGAAGAAAATATACCGGGCATAAAAACAGCTACATTAATAATATCATTTAGCTTATTAAAGGGATAAAATGGCATATACACCAGTAAATTATATATACGAAAATATACTTACAAAGTTTCAGTCTATTTTAAGAACTGAATATGATGGTGCTTTACCCGTTTATATTGGAGACGAATATAAAAAACAAAGAAATTCGCATATAAGAATGTTTATTAATTCTATAAACAACGTAGATAGCAAAGAAAAGAGTATTGTTAACCTTGTAAATATAGATTTTGTTTTATATCTCAATATAAAGTCTAATGATATACAAGCTAAAAAAAAGCTTTTAGATATGTCCAATAGGCTAGAACAAGTGCTATTTGAAAATAAATTAGACTCAAATGATTTATATTTTGATGGTATAATAGAGGAGGCCGACTTTGACACTAAAGAAGGAGTAGAGGTATTTGTTGATAATTTGCGCGTATCTAGGCTAAATTATAGCGTTAAAATACCGCTTAAATACCAAACTTACGGATTTTTCCTAGAAAGTGATGGAGATAGGTATATAACTAGTAGTGGTAAAAATATTTTAGTATTAAATTAAGGAACTATTATGAAATACATTTTAAAAGAAAACATAAAACCTGAAAGAATATCAGGAGTAGAAAGAAAAATTGTAAAAGCTATTGAAAGTGGAAAGCCATTTTCAGTAAGCAAGCTTCCAAGAAACTTAATTGGTAAAGTAGAGGAAGTTAAAGAAAAACCTAAGAAAATTATGAAGGAGAAAGATTAAGATGGCTATTCAAAATGCAGCTATTAATCCAAAAGAATTTGGTGTTTATATAGCAGAAGAAACAACTGTAGGTACTTTTGCTACTACTGGCTTCCAAGGTGTAGAGGTAGAAGCTATAAGTATGCCTACTTTCAATGACCTAAGAGTTATGGAACAAAGAAGTGGTAGTGTTGGAAGAGTGTTAAACTCAGACGACTTATTACCACATGAGCCTGGAGCAGTACATGAAATTGCTATATCAGGTGTTCTAACTGTAGAAAACGCTACTATATTATTAGAAAATGCTTTTGGCGTAGAGGTTTCGTCTGATAAAATTACTTTAGCTTCTGGTTACGAGCATTCAGCTTTTGACTTTGGAGCTTTATCAAGTGGAGCGCACAATACTATTTCAGTATTAATACAAGGACATAGCTCAGTAGCTTCTACATATAAAGTTCCTGGCGTTGTAATTACAAGTTTAGTTCTTTCAGCTAACTCACAAGAGAATGGTGGAAGATTTAATTTTGAAATGACTGGACAAACAAGATGCACGGTATCTTCTAATCCAGCAGCTAGAGTAAGCTCAGGTTTAACTGATTACTCATCTAGCTTTGTATATATGGGAGACTTTACAGAAGATAAGGTTGTTATGGATGAAGATGTTATCTTAGACCAATTCTCTTTAAATATTGAAAATCCGGTAGCATTCTTAGGAAACGACTCAGGTGCTTTTGAAGGAAATCCTGAAAAATATCTTAGAGGAGTTCCTAACTTAAACATTACATCTAATTGTGTTGTAAAGTTTGATTCTAATGTAAACGACTTTTTTAATCTCTCGAGAAACTTAACTGCCAACTCAACAAGTGCTTTATTTTTATCAAATAACGCTACTTTTGCTAGCGCAACAGCTTTTGGTATTAATATGTCTAAAGCTATTATAGAGGAAGTTTCTTATGACGAAGGAGATTATTTAAAATTAAGTGCAACATTAAAAATGATTGATGATGAATCAAGCGACTTAATTTCTGTAAGAGTACCAGCGTAATAAAAGGAGAAAACAATGGCTAATAAGAAGTTCAAGCTTTCCTCAGGGAAAGAGGTTACACTAATAGAAATGTCAGTAGACGATATTGACTTTTGTAACGACGTTACACAAATCGTCTTTGATAAAGAAGGTAATCAAATAATTAAAAATATGTCTGCTGCTAGAACAGCCTGGATTAGACGAGGCGTTAAAGGAGCAGACGACAAATTCATTAAATCTTTAAAAGAAGAAGACAAGAATGAATTATCTCTTAAAATAAGAGAAATGCAAGAATTGGGGGAGTAGACGCCTATACACTAGAGTATAATGTTTTACTTGCTCTAAGAAGCCCAGAGTGTATAGGTGGTTGTAAGGGCTGTAAGTTTAAATCATATCCTTACTCTGCACAAATACCGCTTGTTTTGCAAGGCAAGAAGTATCCAACCATCAACTTCACAAAAGACGAAGATGTCGAAGAAGTTATCGATTTTTTAATTAAAGATATTAAAGAAGTCAATGAAACTAAAGGTAAAGACTTTAGCATAGGAGAAGGAGTTTTTGGACAACTTCCTTTCTTCGCATGCAAAAGATTTTTATATTCTAAAGAGTTTCAAGACGATATTCATAGATATTCGTATTGTAGCACTTTTAATGTTCCAGCATATAAAGGACATTATGGAGAACACCCAAGGAAGTGGGTGGATAAAAGTTTTTTTATAAAAAATATGATAGAAAAAGAGCAAGAAAAGAATGGCGAAAGACACAAGCAATAATATAAAGATTCACTTTAGGGCAGAAGGAGAACAAGAGTTAACCAATGCCATTAAAGTATTAAGCGCTGCCACTACACAGTTAAAAAATTCTCAAATGCAGTTAGCTCGAAGTATGGGCTTGACTGAAAAAGAAAGAAAGAAATCAATTGCATCCGGCCAGCTTGCCTTGCGAAATCAACGTAATATGAATCAGGCTGTATCTCAAGGCAGTATGACGTTTTCCGTATTTCGTTCAAAGCTATTGCTTGCTTCTTTTGCTGTTGGTCTTGTAGGAGATTCTGTTGGTAGGTTAGTTAGAGCTTTTGCTGAACAAGAATCCTCTGAAAAAAGAATAGAAGCGGCCCTAGAATCTACTGGAAACATATCTGGATTAACTGCTAAGCAAATTAAAGAGATGACAGCAAGATTAGAAGATGTTGGTGTTATTGGCGACGAGGTAAACAACAAAGTAGCTTCTTTATTACTCACATTTACTAATATAAGAGGAGAAGCTTTTGAAAGAACTATGATAGCTGCTAATAATATGGCTATCTCTATATCTGGTGGAATACCTACTTTTGAACAATTAAAGAGTAGTGCCTTGCAATTGGGTAAGGCTTTACAAGACCCAGCTGGACAGTTAGGCGCATTATCACGTTCTGGTTTTACATTTACCGGAACACAGAAAGAGATGATTAAAAGCTTAGTGTCTCAAAATAAATTAATGGAAGCTCAGAGCATTATTTTAGATGCTGCTGATACTCAATTTGGTAAACTAAATGAAACAATGGCTAAAACAGTAGATGGGGCATATGCACAAATGAACAATGCTTCTGGAACTTTAGCAGAAAACATTGGAAAGGCTTTAGCTCCAGCTACAATAGAGCTTGTAAAAAGTTTAAAAGAATTGTTTAAAGACCTTAGCTCAAATACAAGACAAATTGTAGTAGTTACAAAAACAATTATAGATTTGGCTGCGGCTTTTGCTATTTATAAAACAGCTCTAGCCCTAGCAAACAAACAAAGTAAGCTTATGTTAGCACTGAATGCTGCGCTTAGACCTCAAACGCTTTTAGTTTCCGGTGCTGCATTTCTTGCGGCTAAAGCATTTTATGAGCTAAATGATGCTATGACAGACGATGTTAAGTCTGGCGACGACCTTGATAACGTATTTAAAAAAATAGCTACCTCTCAAAATAACGCAGAAAAACAAATAGACAAGACAACTCAAAAAATACAGAAACAGTCTTTAGAGATGAAGATTGCTAATGAGCTAACGATTGCTAATATAAATATAGAAAATGCAGCTTTACTACAATTAACATCAGAGCAAATAAAGCAATTTGAACAAAAAAGAAGAGAGTTGTTAATTAATCAAGAGCTATTAAAACTCAGCAAAGAAGAACAAAGAACAAAAAGAGATAATATTGAGGCCTTAGTAGACAGTAGAATTGCTTACGAAACTTATATCTCTAAAATTAGAGAGTATGTAAAAGTAGCAAAAGAGCAAAACGCTCAAGACAAACTTCAAGATAGTATGCAAAAAGCTATAATTGAGAATCAAAACAGCTCTATTACAAATACAGCTAAATTAATTGCTATAAGGTCTGGAGATAAGTCAGAAGTAAAAAGAATTGATAATATAGTAGAACTAAATAAAAGACTTGTGGCTGTTACCGGACAAAGCCAAGACTTAGAGTTATTGTTTGAGAGTGGAATGGGCTTACAAGACATGTCTGATGTTATGTTCCAGTCAAACAGTCAGTTTGATAAAATGGTTCAATTGATGATTGAGTCAATATTAACTGGAAAAGATTTAGATGAAGAATTAAACAAAGTTAAAGACACATTAAAAGCTATATCAAACGAACCAACACCTTTTGAAAAATTTCAAGAAGAAGCGACTTTGGCATTAACGGCGTTTCAAGGATTTAGTCAGTCTTACAGTCAATTAGTTGATGAAAGAATGAATAGAGAGCTAGAAGCGTTAAAAACCACAAGAGACTATGAACAAGCATCTCAAGAAGAAAGAGAGAATATGGAAAATAGGGTGGAAGGAAGATTTAGAAGCCAAAGAAGAAAAGCTTTTAAAATAGAAAAAGCCTCTAATTTAGCTCAAGCTACCATGGATGTGTCAGCTGCTATAGCAGAAGCTTTAAAAAAAGGACCAGCTTTTGCAGCTTTCGTCGGAGCTTTAGGTGCTGCACAAATAGCAAATATTGCTGCACAGCCAGCTCCTAGGTTTGCAACTGGTGGTAGCTTTATTACCTCTGGGCCAACTAATATGCTAGTAGGAGAGTCTGGAGCTGAAAGAGTTACTGTGCAACCATTAGGCGGTAGAAATGCAAGGCAAAGCTCTGGTTCGGTACAAAATATTAATATAAACGTATCTGCTCCACTAGTAGATGAAACAATTTTAGATGTTATTATACCTAAGATTGAAGAAGCGGGTAAACTAAACTTAGCATAATGTTAACACTACCTACAAATTATAGCTCTGCCCTAGGCCAAAATATAAAAGAAAACTATCTTGTGCAAATATACGATGACCAAGGAAATGCAAGAGATTATTTATCTGTTAGCAGCACAACGGTAGATTCTATTGACTACTCTGGAGTAATAACAAACATTCCGAATATAAGGGAAAGTATTGATTTAAATAAATCTACCTCTTCGCTAGCAAACATAAGCATAAGCTGCGCTAACGATGATTTAGACGGCTTGTTATATTCTACCAGAACACGCTTAAATAGGGATGTAAAAATATATTCTCAATTAAACAATGAGGCAGACTTAGCTGATTGTTTGTTAGTTTTTAAAGGTATTTTAAGAGCTGTACAATCTTCAGAAAATAAAATTACCTTGCAAATTAGCGCTAAAAGGCCTTTTGAAAATATCCAAATACCTCAAAAAGAATCAGTTAACGGAAATTTAGTTCCTGTTGTTTTTGGAGATTACTCCTCTCATTCTTTTGGCTCATCTCTTTTAGGAGTTAGGCTACAAACAGATACCATAAACTGTCATCCAGTTCCAGTAGACACAATACAAGGCGGAAGAATTATTACACTTGCTCACGAAGACGACTCAAGTACCGTAACTAACGGATATTTACATGTTGTAGAAAAAAATCTTTTTAGAACTACTGGTTCAGAAAATCTTGCTAAAGCTGGTGGTACTTTGTTAAACAATGAAACTTCTACCGAGCTAGAAGCGCAAGACGGAACAACCATATATGGTAGGTCTGCTCAATTAAATTTGAGAAGAAGCTTTGTTAGTAATTGTAGTTCATCAGACGACCAAGCATGGGGAGATTTTTTAGATGACGATATTACCTTTTCTGCGGACTATCAGTTTACAACCACAAATCAATTAACCTTAAATCTAGCTATTGATAAAATAGGCTCAATATTGCACACTCCAGAATCTGCTTTGTTTACCCTAGAGTTTAGTAATGTAAACATAAACATAGCCGATTTTAGCAGTTACAGAGTTTTATACAATGTGTACTGGGGAAGCGATTCAAGCGCTGGTGTTACAAACTTTGTAGCTGCCAATAGGTTAGCACCAGACGATAATGTGATTAACATAGCAGATATAACCACATATTTTATAACGAATCAAGTGTTCAATGAAAACACAATTACAAACGACGCAGATAACACTGGAAACTTGCCTTCAAAGATTGATATAGTTTTTGAATTTAATAGAAGTGGTTCAGGTTCAACATCTTTTGATATAGACTTTGATGTAAAAGCTACTTTCGGTTGCACAACTCAACTAGATGAAAGTCAAACTAACGTTCAATCAACTACTGAAATAGTAGACAACATAGGAGAGCTGTATTCAGGGCAAGACGGACACACCTTGTCAGGAGAGTCAACTGTTATTAAATATCCTATTGAAGCTCACAGATATTTATGTGAAACATTTATGCCTTCAGAGTTTACCAGCTCAAGACCTTCTTCATACACTAATATAAGAAGTCATTTTTTGCCTCACGGAAACTCTCATTACTATGTAAATAAAAAAATCAAATTAGAAGATGCGTTAGAAAAACTACAGCATTTTGGTGGATTTATAATGAGATATAAAAATGATGGAACTTTTGACTACACAAGCCCTTCATTTTTACCTACTACCACTACAAGCTCTGCAACAAGTCCATATTTAATAAACATTGGTACTTTGCAAACTACTGGTGGAAGCGGAATAAGCGCAAGCGACACTTCATTTGGAATTGACATTACACATGGAAGTGAAGATATATCTAACGGAGATATAATAGCAATATCTAATGTTTTGGGTTATGAATTTATAAAGGTTTTTTTAAGTGATACTGCAATACCCGGAGCGGACCGTTATCTTGCTCAATGCGAAAGACTATTGTTGCCTTCCAATTGTCAGGTTTCGTTTGCTTATTCAGAAAACACTACAATATATAAAGTAAAACTGCCTCATAGCAAATTGCAAGACAACGACTTTACAAACCTTCAATTATCGCATTTACCTTTAAATGATATATCTACGAAATTTAAAATTTTATATCATAAAGACCCTTCTAGCACAAACAAATATTTAGAATTAAAGGAGTTTGATAACTCTGAAAATAGAACAAAATACAATATAGGAACTGAAAATGTTAAGGAAGTAAAAAACGAAATAGATGTCAAAGGAGACTTAAGTGATTTTTACTATCATCATTACGGCAATCTCACAAGCAGTCCAAGGCTTAAGGTGTCTTTTGAGTTATTAAATCCTTCTTTTTATTCTTTAGAAGTGGGAGATATTATACAGTTCGACGGCTCAAACACAACACAAAAACCGTTTGGCTTGCTAAATAAAGGTTATACAGCTACATCGGCTTGGGAGAGATTATATTTTGTCGTAACTTCTACATCAAGAACAATTGGAAAAATGAGCGTATCTGCTCATGAAATATATTAGGAGTATAATATGGCACTAATAACAGAAGTAAGATTTAGATATAGTAGTAACTATACAAGTTATACACCTTCAAGAAATCCAGATATGAATGTTGGACACAGCACAAATTATAAGGGAATTACCGTAACTCAAGCTTATGGTGGTAAAATATACACAAATGAAAGGTATGGTAAGCAATTAGAGTGGGAATTGAATTATACAAACCTTATAGAGGCCGATAGAGGTAAGTTAGAAGCGTTAATAAATGTAGTTAAAGGCAGAAAGACTGCTTTTGAATTTAGCCCTGATGGCGGAACTACTTATTATGACGTAAGATTTGAAGAAGATAGTCTATCTTTTGAACAAACTGCATACGGAATATATTCAACTAGCTTTACTGTTACGCAAGAAGTAGCTTAAAACGCACGAAAATAGCCTTAAAATCAATTAAAATTTATTAAAAGGGTAATTTGTCAGGTGGGTTATCTATAGCTTCAAATTTCTTATATTTTTCATGTAACTCTAATACTGTTGCCGCTAGATAAATACATAAGTCTAAGGTCTCATCTAAAGCTTCTTTAAGATTATCTCTACTGCCATCAATAGGAACATCTTGGTTATACTTTACCTGCCCTTCATTTATTTTGCCTTGCAATAACATCATTATCTTTGTATTACTATTCATCTTCATCCTCTTTCTCTATAGGTACATAGTATTGTTCTATCCACGTAACCTCTTTTCTATTATGTCTAAACGTAATTCCCTGGAAAATCCACCAAGCTCTTCCATGCTGACTTGCAAAGTCTTCCCTTTCTTGTATTCCTTCTTCACTCCAAGGGTCTATAAAAACCATATTTTGAAGTCTTTCTTTAAAGGTAGCTCCCTTAATTTTACTGTCGTAAGTAGGGTGTGAACTTGCCATTAAAACGGAAGGTCGTCATCTGATAGTGCAACATTTGTAGGTTTTGCACCACCTTGAGGTTCATAGACGCTAAGCTTTAACATTGGGTCTCCTTTTTTGGTAGTAGACTTCCAAAGGCTAATCTTCTTAACCTCTCCATCAAAGTTAAAAGTACCTTTATAATCAGGACTTTTATCTTTTGGGTTATCATGGTCTTTATAGTCGTTTTTAAACAACCAACCTCTATTTTTTTCTGGTTTAAACTCTTTTTTTGCCATTATTTTCTCCTTTGTTAATGTGGGGGGGAATAATGTAGCCAACTCTTATTTACAAAATCAAGAAAAAAAGCTATAATTAACCTTTTTACCTTTCTTTTATTATTCATTACTCCCACCCAGTTATTATAAACCTTGTCTTTTTGCTTTAATTTTACTGGTTTTTTTAATCTCGGGAAGAGGACATTTCAACATTAGGTCTACTTTGTTTGTTCCTCTTGCAACTCCACAATATTTTTCTCCTTTATAAGAGCCGCTAAATGCGCAATTGCCTTCCCTAAATTTACAATACTCAAACACTTATAATTTTTAATACTACTTTTCCATGTTTTAGCTTGTCTTCTGATTTAGCATTATATGCTTCCAACTCTTTATCAATTTCATAACCAACTTCATCATAGTTTTGCAAGTCAATCTTTATTCCATCTATGGTTTCGTTTTCATAGAACACATAAATGTTTTGACTTGCCCTGCCTTCTAAGTTTAAAGCCTTCTCTGAATAAGCATTTGCTCCCACCAAAGAAGAGCTTCTACCAAAAGTATCTCCTATTTTAGCTGAGTGTATGTGTCCAGATATTACGTAATCTAATTTTACACCTCTGCTAGAATATCTACCTTTAATTTGAGTTATTGACGTCTCGTGTTTTGCTTTTATACTTCCATGTCCATGTAGTAATAAAACATTCATTCCCGCCAACTCTACAACAACTTCTGAAGCATCTTTAGAGGTTATAAAGTCTATATCGGTTTCTGCAAATATATACTTTAAAATATGAAATATAGTAAAGTCATAACTATCGGAAGCAACCATATCTCCAAATCCAACTTCTTTTCCCGCTCTACTTTCATTACCGGTAATACAAGCAATACTCACATTAAAATCGTGCCTCACATCTTCTATTACTTGTTTTAAAATTTCTACTGATATAAAGGTAGCGTTTGCTCTATTAGTAGCCTGAGATAATAATTCATCTAGTCTTCTATCAGAGTTCATTAAGTCTCCAGTCATTCCAATTAAAACCTTTTTTACACCAACTGCTTTAAAGTATATTTT